CTTAAGTATTTCTTATGTAAGAATCGAGTAGTTCTTGACCACTAAGAGCTTCACCGAAGTAAATAATCTCACCGCTTGACTTTATTGTTCTTTGTACGACACCGTTGTTGTATTCAACGTCCAGTACTGAACCATCATTACGTCTAGTGTCGTACCACATTGAAGTGAATGAATGTGCATGGATGGATTTAACACCACTAGCCCATTCTTCAGCTTCTAGTAATAGTCTTTGTCGTTCTACTCTCTCGTTATGTTCTGTCATTTGAACTTACATTCTCCCATGATTTCAGTTAGACAAGCAACAAAGTTTATCTCTGAATCCATTGCAAATGCAGACTTGTATTGATAGTCTGCAATAATTAACACACACGCTGGAATTGATTGGGGCTCCAATTGTAATTCTAACGCATTGAAAACTTTTCTGAATAATGTATTAAAGTCATTATCTGAATTAGTACCAACCCATTTTCTCATGGCTGACCAATTCTTTTCTTTGATGTTATTAATCAAGGGGGTTAACTTCTCTTCGGAGAGAGTTGAAATTAACCCACTATCAATAACACCACTTGCACCGTATCGTTGAATCTCATTGAGGACTCTTCGAAAATCGGGGAAGAATTTCATGATGAGTTCTGCAAGAACTCTTTCATCGGCCTCAATGTTTTCTTGTACACATATTCGTATACATCTATCCAACATCTGTTGTGCAAGTTGTGGTTTTAGTTTTGGTGTGATACCAAAATCAATAACTGTAGTTCTAGAATGTAATGGTGGAATAATCCTATTCTTGTAATTACATGTAAAGATAAATCTACAGTTGGATGAGAACTCTTCTATAAAGTTTCTCAAAGCTGGTTGAACTGAGTCTGCAGAAATGTAATCTGCTTCGTCAAGGATTACGACCTTTGCACCACCCGATAATGAAACCGAAGATGCAAAGTTCTTAATCTTTGTTCTGAGTGTGTCAATCAAACGTCCTTCATCAGAACCGTTGATTACTATAAAGTCTGCATCGAGTTCGTTACACAATGCTTTTGCAACTGTCGTTTTACCGACACCTGCTGACCCACACAATAATAGATTAGGTACTTCTCCATTCTTGACAAATTCCTTAAAGGTATCTTTAAGTTCCTTTGGCAGTATCGTCTCTTCAATTGTTTGCGGACGATACTTTTCTACATAGAGAAACTCATTCATAAGAACAAACCCCCCACCGAGTTTGCAGTGCAGTCCACCCAATGATGAGTGGGGACTACTCCCGCGTATATTGCAGAGACTGGCACAATATTCACACTACTATTATATAGGTTATACATTGTATTTGCTATCTGGCTCCAGTGCAATAAAATACTCTAAGTCTACATCTGCATTATTGAAATGAGATATACCTTTTGATGATACTTGAACATCATAGTTACCATCTAGAATTTTAAGATTCTCCATCTTGAAATTCATTTCATAAGATGTCCCATCACTTTCTGCTTCTACAATTCTTGAGAATGTATTAGAAGTAGGACTCTTCTTATCTGTAACAACTAATGTTACTGTAGTACCATCTGATTTGAGAATCAAATCATTAACACCTAGAACAGCTGCAGCTTTCTTAAGGTCGGTCAATAGTGTTGACGTTACTTTGAAAGTAATCTCTGCCTCTGGCATGGTTATCATCTTCTCGGGTGCAGTTACCATACCTTCCGCTGCATAGAAATATGCAAGAGAGGAATTGTTATCTGCCACAGACAATGAGGAATCATTGAATTGGAAGTCGGGGTCGTCCATTAAAGACGTTGCACCTAAGAATTCTGGCAGGTTGTAGATACTGAAGTCTTGAGGAAAGTCCTCAGCCACAGTTGCTACTGCAAGAATGTTTTTCATATTGGAAATAGTTTCCAGTTTGTTGCCTGTTTTGACTCGAATGCCCGAGTTGATTGTTGAGAAGTTCTTTAGAACATCCTTCGTATCATTACTAATTTTCATCACTAGTTAGTCTCCTTATAGGTATCGTGGTTGTACAATGCAAGGAATCCATAGTGGATAACCTTGAGAAGGTCAGCACGATTATATCCGCCCTTCTTGCCGTATCGTTGTGCATATTTCATCACGTTACCGATACAAAATCCTTCACCGTGTCCACCGTCCATGATAAACTCAGTTGCCTGAAACTTATCTTTGGAGTAGTGTTCACCGTATGTCTTGTCTACGTAGAGTTTGAACTCTTTGAGCAGCCTCTCTTCGTTGTATTTGTAATCTATTTGTCTTGGCATGGTTCTATTATACTACCCTTGTTCTGATTGTGCAATAGTGTTTTCTAACAAAGTTTTCTTTTGTATAGGGTTTATTTCTCTATACATTATATTGTATCCACTTCCACCTTGAGCTTGTATAAGCAAATTCATATTATCTAATTTTTTCTCAAACTCAATTTTATTTTTTGCAAAATTGTTCCAGTATTCGATTCCAGTGTGATAATATAATACCACTAAATCTTTCTTAGACCTTACGGCTTTAGAAGATAAGGACTTAGACCATTCATTAAAGAATCCTCTTAACATTCCACTAGAAGTTATAATGCAATGTGTAGTTTTGTCCTTGTATTCATTGTTTGCTTCTTCTTGAGCAGCTGCTTTTGTGGTTTTAACAAATTTCTCATTTGGTGCAAGGCCACTTGGTTTTAAAAGCTGTTTCTTTATTTTAGCCTTCAATGATTTTAAGTCGTTAGAAGAAAAACCATGTCTTTTTAATTTGACAGTCACAACTGGGTCGTCATGCTTCTTATTATTATCTTTACAATATTGAACGATAGTGTTGACGATAGTTGTAGTGTCTTGAGCTTTAGGTTTAAAGTCATGTTCTGCATTATCTAACTGACCAATCTCTTGGAGTTCAGTCTCAATAAGTTTTGACCACATTGATTCGGGTATAAAAATAACTGGTAAAGTTATATCAGAGTCTTCACCAAAATATTTCTTACCAGCTGCACATGTATGGTTTTTACTAAGTCTTGTGTGTTTACCCTTTCCTTTAAAGTTCTCTAGAACAATCAAGTGTTTCTCAGATAGTTCTCCAGTCCAAAAGGAAGGGTCGTCCATTAATTTGTCATATATTTTTTTGACATGTGAAGGGTCAACTCCATCTTCTTCTCTAACTTGATATGTATCCCACCCAAGTATTTCTTTTAAAGCGTAATCACCAGTTTCATAAAATTTACTTTCAAGTGCTTCTAGACATTGAATAAAGAATTTTGATTCTGCTTTGAATGCACCCGAGTTAGATTCATTGTAGTATTCTTTACTTAGTTTTGCATCGTTATCATGTAGATAATCTTGTTCAAACTTCCTACACTCTGCTTCAGTTCCAGTAAATAAAACTTGATACTCTGAATCATATGTAGCCAAATCTTTCTTATAAGCTGAACTGTGAGTCACCACCGTTCCTTGATAAGTTCCATCGGGGTAACCAATTTTACTTCCCATGTATTTGTTCCTACCCCTCTTCTGAACTACTACAAGATAGCAGTGATAGAGGCAATCTGCCTCTAACACACTATTACATTTCCAATTAATCATCATTGCTGTCACCTTCTGTAGTTTCCTCAGCATTCAAGTCTACCCCAGCATCAATCTTGGAGTAGAGGTCGAGGATACTATTTCTAGTTTCTTCATCGAACCTTGAGATACACATTGTGATTGACTTCAACTTGTCATTGAACATTCTGAATGCATTGACAATGTGAACCAACCTTCTAGTCGTGACAACATCATCGATACCACCTTCGTAGTATGTCTTTCTGATTATGTCAGCCCAGTCGACAAGCTTCTCAACGAAGTCTTCATCAACGGCACCAGTCAATTCCATTTCTTTTGCAAGGATTGACTTCTCAGTTTTCACTGGTGGATATTCTTGTTGCATCGTGATTGCAAATCTTTCCAACATTGCTTCATTCATGATTTGAGTCCCGATGAATTTACCATCGTCTGACCCTTGACCTTTCGTGTTTGCAGTTGCAAGGATTGTGAAACCTTCTTTAGGTGAAACCCACTCACCAGTTTTCTTGATTAGGTATCCTTTACCTTCAAGAACTGATTGTAGACACATCAACTTGTTTGAACCCAAGTCAACTTCGTCAAGAAGTAACACGGCACCTTTTCTCATTGCTTTGATAACTGGGCCTTCTCTGAAGACAACGTTACCATTAACAAGAGTGTGACCACCCATCAAATCATCTTCATCGGTTTCGATGGTGATGTTGACTCTGTAAAGTTCTCTCTTCAATTGAGCACAAGTTTGTTCAATCATAAGAGTTTTACCATTACCACTCAGACCAGTAACGAATACTGGAAAGAAGATTTTGGATTTAATAATATTTTTGACATCTTTGAAATGTCCAAAAGGAACATAGTTAGACATCTTCTCGGGAATGATTTTAATTCCATCATCGAGTAGATTAACTGACTCTGTTTGTGCAGCCACTGGCATATTACTTGGGGAAGCAATTGACACCACTGGTGCTGGAGCAACAACACTAGTTGCACTCTCTGAATATCCACCGTTGTAACCACCGATTACAGCTTGAAGATTGTACAACAAAGGCCCAGTCTCTTGAGCTTCTTTGAAGTTATACTTCGAGGATTTTATCCATGAAGGGAAATATCCATCAAAGGCATCTTTGATTTCTTTCCTTCCAAAGGATTCTTGGTTAGGGAATTTGTTGACCAGTTCTCCCAAGAACTCCACCCTATCGGGTGTGTAAGAAAATTTCTTACCGTTTACGTCAATTGAATTTATCATAGTCTCTCCGTTTTTCAATTCTTTTCTCATCTTTTATAGTATATCAAAAAGCCGATGGCACTGTCAAGGCTATTTCAGCGACTCGAATCTAGTTCCCATCTTCTCCACACATTTAATAATACCCTTCTTATTCTTCTCAGTAAGATACTTCTCACCTTTATTGACCCAAATTCTGAATGCAAAACACTCCTTCTCTTCAGTCTTGCACTCATTAATCTTTGGACACTCATGGAAGGTGCATGGGGCAGGCCCAACATCCATCACTGCATCAGCAAACTTTGAATAGTCTGTATTGTGATTAATGTAATATGCATCGTCTACTCTAAGTGGTTCTCTATTCATTATGAAATCTCCTTTATAAATTCATTTGTTAAAAATCTTGAAGTTGTTTTTGCTTTCTGATTTCTCTTGAAAGCAGCCATCACTTTTGACTTCTTGGCGTCAACCAAGTCGTTATCTAATTCGTCTGAACCATCAACACCAAGTGAAGAAGTTGCAGTCAAAAACATTTTGTTGTAGCCGTGACAATCAACAACCAAACCATTCTTTCTAATCTCACTCCAAAGTTGTCTGTCATTGTCCCACCATGTATCTTTTAAAGAAGTGTAACCTAGGACTTCACCCATGTCTCTCTTCTTGTCTAGAACAAAGTAACCAGTGATAGTGACGTTGCAAGTTTTAGAAATCCAAGACAATAAGTTCTGAGTCTTTTGGAAAGCAGATTGATTATAGTATCTACTTCTTTTTTTGTCACCGTAAGGGAAAACTTTGTTTGAGTATGGGTCAATTATTTCTTCAATAGTTTGCACACCCCAAGAGTCAATCCCTTGCTCTTTGGCCCATTCATTCTTTGCATCTGATGAAACATTTAGTAATGGACTTCCGTGTGAGAATCCATCGGTGATTACAGTCAAGATACTTTTCTCAATTCCGTAAGCACTGTTGAACTCGGGTAACAATTTTCTCATTGCAACCAAGCAATGGTCAAGTGGTGTACCACCAAGTCTGTAAGCCATTGGTCTGATATCTGTGTCGAACCAAAAGTATGGATTTGTTTCACAGTCTATTGCAAACTCACCATCGTAAAATGCATTGTGCAACTCTTCAGTTTTATTTGTACTTCTCCAACCCAACTTACCTAGGAAGTGACACATCCATAATGAAGCAACGTTGTTCATCATTTCTCTATACTTCTTGTTGTTCATTTCGTTAGAGAACAATTCAACTAGGAAACCTTCGTCACCCATTCCTGTCCACTCTTCTCTATTGTAAGCATCTGTGAAGAGATAAACTCTGTGAGGGATGTTTGCTTTTCTGCAGAACTCTGAAAGAATGATTGCTTGTTCTAGTAACTCAGCACAACTGTTTCCAATTGAACCACTCCAATCAAGTAAAACATTTAGACCATGATTCTGTCCATCAGGCAAGTAAGTAACTCTTTTGAAAACATCATCAACGATTTGGTATTTTGCAAGTTTGTTCATATCTAACTTACCAGTTTTACCACTGAAAGCTTTAACACTTCTCTGTGCAGTCTGCTTCATTTCAAACTCTTTTGCCATGTGAGCAACAAGTTTTTTGTTCTTGTCAATAAGTTTCTTTGCAGTGTACTGAATCTTAGGAATGTTTTTCTCAGACTCAGATGGTCTTTCTGTGGAGTATTCATTGAAGAATGCTTTCCAGTCTGCAAGAACTTTGTCATGACCAACCACGATATTCATATCATTGTTTTTGAAAGTATCTCTTAGGTTGATTTGCTCTCTCCAAACGTTTTTATCATCGATGAACATTTCTTCATTGTTATGTGCATGGTGTTCAGTGAGTGATTCTCTAGCACCACCCTCACCATCGTAATCATTTTTACTTGCAACACCACCTTCTTTAGAAGCACCAGTAGTTTTCTTCTCTGACTCTGACTCTTCTATATCATCCTCTTCACCGTCTAAGTCTTGGTCACCGTCTCCAAGTTCGGGTGCTTCGGGAAGTGAATCTTCTGTCTCTTCTTCATCATCAGCTTCTGAATCTGAAGTATCATCATTCCATTCGTCACCATCATCTGACTCATCCCAATCACCTTGGTCTTCATCTTCTATATCTTCATCATCAAGGTCGAACATTTTAGGAACGATTGATTCATCATTCTCATCTCTAACTTCGTTTTCTTTTGACCAGTTGTAGATTGCTTCAGCACAAACTTCAACGTCTTCCCAAGAAGTACAAGCCTCTGCCATGTTCAAGAACTTATACTCTTGGTCGGTCAACTCAATTTGAACCCTAGAACCACACTTAGTAATCAAGTTGATTTTGTCAATGCATGAAAGTGTGTTCAAGTCTCTTCCGTTAAGACCGAAGAAATCCTTTTCCATCAACTCATTGTATGCAGTGTAGAAAGATTTTCTTAATCCTTGGAATTTGTTCTTGATTGCTTTCTCAATTCTAACATCTTCAACAACGTTGAGATATCCTTTGAGTGTTTTGTTTTTAGACAATGCATTGTGAAGTCCCTCGTAAGGTGTATTCAATGCATGTCCAACTTCGTGACCCATGAACAGGTCATAAAGTTCGTTACTGATATCATCTTTGAAAGTAGGACAAGCAAGTATCCTATTCTTTACATCAAAGTATGCAGTTGGTATTGGTTTATGAACAATAGTAATGTTCTCTGTTGCCATTAGTTTGGCAAGTTGGTCTTTTTGGTTTCTTTTTGTCTCAGTCATAAGTATATGCTATCATTAGCTGCATGGCATTGTCAAGGCCTAGAGCGTAATAAATTTTCTCCTTGATTTAGAGAATTGTTTCATTGGAGATTTGAAGATGATTTCTTCTTTGGTTCCAGTCTTGATGTATCCAACTAGTTGTCCAGCATCGTTGACTATGTAAGTATGGTTTGGAACTGTAGTCTTTGACTCAGTCCAGTCCGTAATCTCTTTTAGGTACTTCATCCCTCATCCTTTTTCATAATATACACAAAGTATATCAAAAAGCTTAGGGCATTGTCAAGGCCTGATTAGCGGGGGGTGTAGGAGTTTTGTCTGTG